TTGGGATAACCGGGAGTGAGAACTAATAATATATAAACGCCCCTGAAATAATAAATAGGATTGAGGTAGGCTATAAGACTGAAAATCAAAGGCTTACTTAGACAGGGTAACATCTGGACCAGGACTCCCTATATCTAATAGTGAATAAATATAGATTATTCTATTGAACAACAGTTCTAAGAGTAGTTTATATATTGGGGAGATTATGGGTAGAAGAATAATGTTCTATAGTCCTGAGTGGATTACTATGAATAATAGACTCATCAGGGCTAAAGCTAATGAGTACAGAGGGAAGCTAATTAGAAATGCTACAACTGCTGAGAGAAAGTTGAGCGAAGTGTTCTTGAATTCTTCTTTGAAGAATAGGTTCAAGTTTCAGCATATTATATATGTAAAGAAACCAGGAACCAGAAGTATTGAAAGATTCTTTATTGCAGACTTTTTCTTTCCTGAGTCCAAACTTATAATAGAGTTAGATGGTGGATATCATTATGACCCTGACCAATCTAAGAAGGATATAGAGAGGACAAGGATATTAGAGGCATTTGGATATACAGTCCTAAGAATGGATAATGATAAGGTACTTTACTCAAAGTACTTTGATTCTTTAATTGATGAATTAACACATAGATTGAATGAAATTAAAGGTAAAACAGGGTATCTTCAAGGTTATCAAAAGAAAGGGTAAAAAGAAACTATATACTCTATACCCTATTGCTCAGAGATATGAGGATGGCAAGCTGACAGCATTCAGCTTTATGACAGAACTGAAAGGAAAATGAAATGGTATACTAAGTTAAGAAGATGGACATGGGAATTGCCTCAGAGTTTACTGGGTGCAATTCTCTTGCCATTTTATGAAAAGACAAGACTGAAGACCTTTGAATATAAAGGCCAACAGGTTTATATATATGACAAGTTCCCTGGTGGAATATCATTGGGATACTATGTTCTTATAGAGTATGACAGATACAGCTGGAACAACCGCTACATCAGGCTTAGTTTGAAAAATTCCGTAAAGCATGAGTCTGGACATGGAGTTCAGTCTAAATGGTTAGGGCCTTTATATTTACCTACTGTAGGGCTGTTGAGTGGAAGTCATAATATAATCTGTAGAATAAAGGACTATTATAATAAGAGCTATGATTATTATAAGTTCTTTGTGGAAAAGTCTGCAGATAAATTAGGTGGAGTTAAAAGATAAGATATGGGATATTATAATTGTTGGGACCCTATTTACAGAATAGGAACCAGAGAGTTCAGAAAGAGATGTTGCATCAACACGAATAAGGCTATTTCTCTGCAGAAAGACATGAATGCAGTAGATGAAGCACTAAAGGATAAGGGAATTTCCACAGAGGGATTTACACCTGAAGACTACAAGAATGCAATAGATGAGCTGAGTGCAGAACAGTATTATGGAATAGAATTTGATATCACTAATTCTTCTCCATTATGTACAAGAATCGGAGATATGCAGCTGCATTCTACTCTTCCTGTTCACTCAAAGATGAGAGGATGTCTGCTTGCAGATGATGGTACTGTAATAAAGTATTTGAACTCTTCAGATTGGACATCTGAAGTGAGAGACGGTTCTCAGGGACAGGTGATGGTGGAAATTCCTGAACACTGGATAAGATTCGAGACTGATGGTAATAAAAGGAGAGTGTATATTTCCGAGAGAGAAATATCTTCTTTTATGAGAGTTCCTAAATACTATGTCTCAGCCTATGAAGCTGCATTGGATAGAACTAATAATATATTATGCTCTGTCGTAAATAACACAGCTCAGTTCAGAGGAGGTAATAATAACAGTGCTTGGGATGGAACAGGTAAAAGTGTTCTTGGAAAACCTGTAACTGCTAAGACCAGAGCTCAGATGAGAACTGCTGCAAGAAATAGAAATTCTGTAGACCCAAGATGGAACATACTGACTTATGATATATACAAGGACTTGTTCTGGTTATACTATATAGAGTATGCTAATCTAAACTGTCAGGCTGCTTATACTGGAGAAAGAGATGCTAATGGTTACAGACAGGGAGGTCTTGGAGCTGGTGTTACTAATATATCTTCAGCTGATTGGAGTGCTTTTAATGGCTATTATCCCTTTATTCCATGCGGATATACAGATTCATTAGGTAATAGTACTGGTATAGTTCCATTTGAAATGCCAGAGGAATATGGTAAGGAACTGATTACTTATGTACCGAGATGGAGAGGTATTGAAAATATCTTTGGACATCTATGGAAACATTGTGATGGAATGATAATAGATGTTCAGTCTGAAGAAGCAGGCGGAGAAAGTAAGTTCTATGTATTCGACAGACCTGAGAACTACAAAGACACTATAGATGAACATGCTATTTACATAGGAAATCAGGTTAGAGCTGAAGGTTACCTGAAAGAGGTCGCTTTTGGAGATTTTGGTGATATATATGCCACAGCAGTTAATGGTGGAGCAAGCTCTACAAAGTATTTCTGTGACTATACTTATAACGTTAATTTACCATCAACAGGTAATTCATTAAGGACCCTTATCTTGGGTAGTGCTGCTCACCTTGGTGCTTTTGCGGGCTTGGGTTACTTGTATTCTTATCATTCGGTGTCTTATTCTTCTTCGCGCTATGGCTTTCGGCTTTGTTTCATAAGTGAGTAAATAAAGATAGTAATAAAGGCTGTTTATCCGCAAGACCCTAATCTTAGGTAGTAATGCTAACAATAGTGCTAATGCAGGCTTAGGTAACTTGAATTCTAATAATTCAGTGTCTAATTCTAATTCGAACTATAGCTTTCAGCAATGATTTATAATTTGGATAAAGGCCTTGCCTATTGGCAAAAAATAACAAAAACTCAAAAGGAATTGGTAGAGAGATATCGAAGATTCTGAGTAGAAATCAAGGGATGAGAAGAGTTAATAATCTATTCCACAAAATAACGGATATTGAGAATATTTATCTTGCAGACAAGAAAGCAAGAAGACATAAACTCAATACCTATGGAGTAAAGCTGCATGATAAGAATAGGGATGAGAATCTTCTAAATCTTCAGAAAATGCTCATCGAAGGTACTTATGTAACCTCTGACTACGAAACTTTTATAATATATGAACCTAAGGAGAGGGAGATTTACAGATTACCCTATTATCCTGATAGAATAGTACATCATGCTCTTATGAATGTACTTGAGGAAATCTGGGTTCCTATATTTATAAAGAATACATTCTCTTGTATTAAGGGAAGAGGTATACATGCTGCAGCTAAAGCTGTAAAGAAAGACTTAAAAGAAGACCCGGAAGGAACTAAGTATTGTCTAAAGATGGATATAACCAAATTTTACCCATCTATAGACCATACCATACTTAAGAGAATAATTAGAAGAAAGATAAAAGACAATAAGGTACTTCATCTGTTGGATTCTATAATAGACTCGGCAGAGGGAGTACCTATAGGTAATTACTTATCCCAATTCTTTGCTAATTTATACCTGGCATATTTCGACCATTGGATATATGAAGAATTGGGAGTAAAGTATTACTACAGATATGCAGATGACATAGTTATACTGCATCACAACAAGGAGTTCTTACATGACCTCCTGGACAAAATACAAACCTACCTTTGGGACAATTTAAGACTGACCCTTAAAAAGTACCCGGAGGGGGGGGGGAGTTATAAGAAAATATCAGATATTCCCAGTGGACTCAAGAGGAGTGGATTTTGTAGGATATGTGTTCAGACACGGCTATACGAAACTACGGAAGTCCATTAAGAAAAACTTCTGCAGAAAGGTGGCTAAGATAAACAAAAGAGCCTTGACAGTCAAGGCTTATAAACAGAATATCTGTAGCTGGTGGGGATGGTGTAAGTATTGTAATTCTCATCATTTATTGAAAAAGATTTTAAAAACAGATGTATATGAAAGCATACAGCAAGGAAGCACCAAAGCAGGTAGAGCTGATAAGTCCGGAGACTTATAGAGTAAGATGGGATATTCATAAGGCAAAGGAAGAGACTGAGGATGGAGTTGTAGAACAATATGTTTGTAATGAATGTACTGTCTATGCTCCACTTACTCAAGATTCTATTCTTCAGGCTGCTATCAGAGCAGGAATCTCTCAGAGTGAAGAACTTAAGCTTATCAATGACTACAATGCCTATACACTTGGTCTCATTACTGACCCAATGGTAGTAGACAGATACAAGAGCTATATAGGATGGAGAGCTAACCTGAAGACCAAGATAGATACGCTTTGTGCCAGCAATAATATCAAGTAATGAGATGGGAAGACCTTAGTATGAGAGAAAGAGCACAGCTCATGCACCTTTATGTAAAAGGTGGAGTTATGCAATTATCTCAGATGAAGAAGCACTACAATGCTTTTGGGGGTCCTTTGAGGGATGAGTATGACAACCCTGAGCAGTATTATGATTATAATACAGCCGAAGAAGCAGGAGACATGTATGATGAAAAGTCTAAACATTGGGCCTCAAGAGACCCAAGGACTGGTATGATTCTTAAGAATCCCAAGCATCCTACATTTACCTTAGCTATAAGAGAGGACCAATCTTCAGGCTATACACCTTTTATAGACTCTTCTACAGGTAGATATTTCACACTGAGGCCAGAAGAATATGCTACAGCTCCTAATAAGTTTACTTTAAGAAGAGTTAATAAGTTTGATGGAAATTCTACGGAAACTCAAGCTTTAGAGCTCCAGAACCCCATTTCTTACTTTAATTTAGAGAAACATTTAGAAGAACCATATAATAAGATAATCCCTCCTCTCCTCCCCAGAAAAGAAATACATCCTTTTAGAAAGCCAAAAGGCAAATCTCCTAATATAAAGGAGTTTGTAGATATTCTATATCCTATTGCAGAGAGAGTATTAGAAGATAGTGGCTATAATAGAGATGCTTCTGAGAATATTGTTAGGCAGGCTGCTTTAGAGAGTGCATATGGAACAAATCCTCGTGGAGCCCAGGGTTATAATTGGGGAGGTATTAAGAACCTAAATAAAGAGGCTAATTCTAAGTACAAAAGTACATTGTATAGAGATGGGTTTGAATATTTAGATTTTGACAATTTATATGATTTTGTCAAGTATAAGGCTGATTTACTGAATAATAGATATGATGCTCTTAATGCCGATACTCCAGAAGAGTTTGTAGAAAGACTACATGGGAAAAATGTTGGAAAGCATAACTATAGTGGAGATAAAAATAGTTATATTCGTAACTTTAAGGGAATGAGGACATTAAACAAAGAATTACAGAAATTTAAAAAATAATTGCCAAAAAATTTGGAAATGTCAAAAATTTTACTTACCTTTGTACTGTTGATTTGAGAGATATGGTTAAAACAATTAGAGAAGGACAATCCGTCGAAGGACAGTCTAAGATGGAAATACGCCTTCCGGGGTAGAGAAATCTACCCCACGATGAAGCATGGTGTAATGGTAACACTATAGATTTTGGTTCTATCATTCTTGGTTCGAATCCAGGTGCTTCAACAAATTATTAATTTAATTTTTCATAATATGAGTAGAAAGTGGTGGACAGTACTTATTGTAACTGTCGCAGTTATTGGGCTTTTTGCAGCTATTAAGCTTATGCCTTACTGGGCAACTCTTGTAGCTCTTGGGTCATTTGTATTTGGTTGTTTCTCTGGTTACATTCTCAAGAAGAAGGAAATCATTGAGAAGATTGTAGAGAAACCTGTAGAGGTCATCAAGGAAGTAAAGGTTCCTGTAGAGGTGATTAAGGAGGTTATCAAGGAGGTACCTGTATATCCTGTACCTGACACAGCAGATGCTGAGATAATCCCTGAGGAATCAAAGGATGCTCCTGTAGAGGCTAAGCCAAAACCTAAGAAGAAGAACAAGAATAAGAAGGTAGCTGAATAAGCTACCTTTACTTGGGCTCTTAGCTTAAATGGAAAAGCAAAACACTTCTAATGTTTAGAGTTCAGGTTCGAATCCTGAAGGGCCTACAGATATGTTGGGTTAGAATAGCAGGTTAGTTCGCAGGACTTTCAATCCTGAGAGAGTGGGTTCAAATCCCCTACCCAATACTATGCTGAGTTAGAATAGTGGTTAGTTCGCCAGTTTCTCAAGCTGGATACCAGGGTTCAATTCCCTGACTCAGTACTTTGGACTTAAGAGACGAATTTAGACGAGGAGTTCTGTCCTACCAGAACTCATGGACTATGGGGCTGCTTGGAGTGGCTACCTGCCTGTCACGCAGGTTATCAGATGGGTTCAAATCCCATATAGTCCGCAATGGAGAGTAAACCATAGAGGTTCTATGGTCTTCCCTGCTAAGGAATGAGTTCTGAAAGGAATATGTTTCGAATACATTGCTCTCCGCATATAGGGTATTTGGGGAGTCCGGTTACCCCGCTTGCTTTGGGAGCAAGAGAACTCGCAGGTTCAAATCCTGCATACCCTACCATGGGCCTATAGTGTTAATTGGCTAAAACAGTAGATTTGCATTCTACAGTTCTGGGTTCAAGCCCCAGTTGGTCACTTGTGTTTTCATAGTGTTTAAGGTTGTTAAAAGATAAACCTTTGCCAGTTCAGGTTATTAAAAGTTTGGAGACTGGCTTTATAGGGGATTAGTTGAGTGGCAAAAATGCCTGGCTTACATCCAGGAGGTCGTAAGTTCGATTCTTACATCCCCTACTTATTGGGATATAGCTCGAAGGTCGAGCAAATGGCTGTTAACCATTAGGAGAGAGTTCGATTCTCTCTATCCCAGCTACGGAGAGTTGTCAGAGTTGGTTTATTGTGCTGGTCTTGAAAACCAGTGGTCAGAAATGGCCCAGGAGTTCGAATCTCTTACTCTCCGCAAAATATGGGCAGAAAGTTTAAAAAAAAACACTCTGCAGAAGTATCTTTCCTACTATAATAAAGGAATAGTGATATGTAGGGTTACATCGGTAAAACATTAGTATTTTGGAACTAAAATTGAAGGTTCGAGTCCTTCTCTGCCCACAAAGCATCCTTGGTGTAATGGTAGCACGATTGTCTCCAAAACAATTAGTTGGGGTTCGAATCCTTGAGGTTGCGCAAATAGCTTTACTATGAAAAAGTGGTTTAAATGGTTTACTGAAAGTAATAGATTCAAGCACTTTCTATATGCAATTCCATGTGGTGCTATAAGCATCCTTTTTGCTCTTGGATTAGCTATAGGAATGGAATTTAAAGACTATCAGTATAATAAAAATTGGGATTGGTTAGATTGGAGCTGTACAGTTGTCGGAGGAATGATTGGACAGATACTTACAATCCTACTTCTATCCTTTTAATTGGAATATGAATACTAAAAGATTTGGGAGTATTGGGGAGGCCAAGGCCCTTACTTGGTTTGTAGAGAATGGAATTCCTGTAAGTATCCCATTTGGAGATAATGAAAAATATGATTTAGTAATTGAAATACATGGTAAATTACTAAAGGTTCAAGTAAAATCTTCTGCCCAAGTAGCATTTGGTAGATTAGTTTTTAATTTAAGGTCTGTAAGATATAACAATAAAGGTAGTCATATTTATACAAAATCTGAGATAGACCTATTTGTATTGTATCACGAACATACTAACCAATTATATTGTATAACTCCGGGAGAATGTGCTGGAACAGCTATTCTATTAAGACTTCCTGGAGATTTAAAAAATTTGCAGACAAATTGTAAGTTTGCAGAAAACTATCTTATAGATAGAATTTGGAGAATATCCCCTCTGTCCGATACACAGTAGAAAGGGTAGCTGGTCACAGGTGAGTTCGAATCTCACTTCTCCAACTGTGTCTGTAGCTTAATGGTAGAGCGCAGGTTTGTGGAGCCTGTTAGTGAGAGTTCAAATCTCTTCAGACACCTATACTCACTTAGCTCAGCTGGTTAGAGCACTCGGCTTATACCCAAGTGGTCAGGGGTTCAAGTCCCTTAGTGAGTACTATGGCTCTGTACCCAAGTGACTTAAGGGGGTTGCCTGCAAAGCAATTATTCGTAAGTTTGAATCTTACCAGAGCCTCTACACCCTCATAGCTTAAATGGTTAAAGCTGAACACTTTTAATGTTAGGAGTGGGAGTTCGAGTCTCTCTGGGGGTACATGAATACTGAATTATACAACTGGTTGGTTAGAGAATTTAAATTTAACAACCTGAAAAAGTATCACAAGTATTGTGAGTCTTGGATAAGTAATCTAACAGAAGGTCAGATTTTTGGTTTTCAAAAACAAATGACTCAGGTTGATAATAATGCTTTCATAGCTCAATAGGTTAGAGCTGCTCCCTCTTAAGGAGAAGGTTTGGGGTTCGAGTCCCTATGGAAGCACATGGAAGATTTTAATAAGGAGACAATGCTGTATGAGAATAGCATTGCAGATGCAGAAGATACCACAAAGGGATTCTTAAAGTTTATTCATAATAGACTAAGAGTTTTAGAGGGTCTTTCAGGTCAGCAAGATATAGATTATCTTGTTCATTTAAGAATGGTAATTAAAGAAATGTAGGGAGTTCTGCTCAGATGGTGGATGGGCACCAGACTGTAAATCTGGCACTTTGATACTCAGGAGGTTCGAATCCTTCAACTCCCACTTGGATTTCTGGTAGAGGTGGTCAATACGTCAGACTGAAAATCTGAAGATTAAGGTTCAACTCCTTAGGAATCCACATAAGCCCCAATGGTGGAATGGTAGACACGCCTGCCTTAGGAGCAGGTGCCTAAAGCGTGTAGGTTCGAATCCTACTTGGGGTACATGGAAAACAAAATTATGGAAGCCCTTATCAGAAAGTTTGAAGATAGGGTAAAAGCTTTATTAGGGCCTGGTTATGACTGTATAATTAGAATACAGCAGCCTGAGGAATTTCCAATAGAAGAAAGGATTGGATATGTTCATATCTTGGCTTGCCATAAGAAAGATGTAAGTAAGCCTCGCTTCAGAACAATGTATAAGACCAATGGAACTGTAATTTCACATGATGTAGAGGCTGCTATTAAGGACTTCCTCTATCGTGTAATTATGAAGGACTTCTTCAAAAAGATAAAAAATAATCACTAAAATATTTGCATATTTCAAATATTTTACTTACCTTTGTAACATCATTAATAAATGGAACAAGAGAATATCTTTGAGCCTTATCCAGGAGGAAATACTCCTCAACCTGGTGGACTCAGCTTTTTCATCAACTTCCTCAATATACTTGAGGGAGTGAAGACAAAGATTAAAAACCTCCACTGGGCAGCTCTTAAGCTTCCTGTAA